TCTGCCAAATCTGTTGTAGATTTCGCTGAGAAAGCAGAATTAAATCTTGCTTGAGTATAGTAAAGGTTTGTACCCTCTGCTAAATCAGTTGTAGTCTTTGTACTGAATCTTGAATCAAATCTTGCGTTAGTCCAATATAAGTTTGTACCCTCTGCAATATCAGAAGTAGTCAATGTCAATGAAGCACCTAATGCTACAGCTTGACCATTGATAGTAACTGAACTATTTGTCAAACTTGCGTTTGGAATAGAAGCTAATTCAAAGTTTCCAGTTGTACTATTGTAAGAGATACCAGTACCAGCAGTTACGCTTAAAACATTTCTGCTTCTTGCGTTTGTAAAGTACAAGTTAGTTGTACCTTCTGGTAAATCATCAGTATCTTTAGTTGCAAAGTTAGTTGCAAAGTTTGCATCACCTCTTGCACTTGTAAAATAAAGATTCGTTCCTTCTGCCAAGTCAGTAGTTGTCTTAGCAGCGAAAGCTGAGTTGAATCTTGCTTGTGTATAATATAAATTAGTTCCTTCAGCGATATTGGTTGTAGTACCAGCTACATTTTCCCAAACAGCTAAAGAAGAGTTGTATTTTAAGATGTTGTTATTAGCAACATTAGTAATTCTTACGTTATGAAGTTCATCTAATTCATAACCATTGTCAACTTTAACATAGATTTTACCTTGAGTTTTGTGAGAGTAAACTACAAAACCTACAATGATTGTATGTTGAGGAGCAACTGGCTTAACTTTAGTGATTGCACCTGGAGTAGTTGGAGATAAGTATAAAACATCACCATCGTTCCAATCTTCTAATTGTAAATCTCCAGTAGTGTCAATACCAGTTATAACACCACTTGTTGTAATAAAGCCTTCTTGGTTATTAGCTATATTTTCAGCCACTAAACCTAAAGTATCTGCTGAATTTGGGTCGTTATTTGCTTGTGCTAAAACAACAGCTAATCTTTGGCCTTGAGCAGAAGATACTTTAACTACTTGATATGCAGATTTATTTAAAATGCTACCAGAGTTATTAAGCACTCTTGCAACTTGTTTTTGACCAATAGGTAATACTACGTTACCACCCATTAATCCTAAATCAGTTGTGCCATCTGTGCTATTCCAATACATCTTACCAACAGCGTTAGCTTCACCAGCACCAGTGTTAAATTGAAAGTAATCAGCTTGAGCTCCACCATCTACAGTAGCAATAGTGATAGTTGGAGTTAAAGTTCTTAAAGTATCGTTATAAGCCCAAGTAATACCAGTACCATTCTGAATCAAAGTGGCAACAGTATCATCAATTAAATCTTGTATTTGAATACCACCTCCAGTAATAATCAAATCACCAGTGATAGTTAAATCACCAGTAACAGTAGCTGCAGTAGTAGAAAGAGAAAGTGCAGTGCTTACACCAGCACCATCTTGAACTGGTTGTAAAGTACCACTTACACCAACATTATTAGCACCAATCTGTAGTACTTGTCTATATGTATTTTTTACCGCTTTACCTTGAAGAGTAGCCATTATATTTTAATTTTTTTAATTGAGTTAACCATTTTATATAGTTCTTCTGAAGCCGAGTTGAATAAGAATGGTCTATGGGGCAAATTTACTACTTTTCCATTATTACGCTTAAATGTAGCTGCGTATGCCTCAAGACTATTCATATTTAAGTTTCTGTAAACTGGTATTTGGAAACTATTGCCAGTACCAAATTCAACAAAAGGTGAATAAAATATTCTTGCTCCTACTGTAGCTCCTACGTTTGCGTTGTAAGGCGTACTATAAATTGAGCCTTTTAGTTTATATGTTTCACCTAATGGTGCTCTGGCTCTTGCATTGTTTTCGATACTAATAACAGAAGTGCTTATAATATCAGAAACTTGCTTTTTAACAGCTTCTGGAGCTACCTTAAATCTCTTGGATAGTCTATCTACATCTTTTCTGTCTATCTTAAATGCCATTACGTATTCTCCCAAGTCGAGCTAATATTCTCCCAGAAAGCAGTAATACTATCCCAAGTACCAACTCTTTTTAATGTTGAACAAGTGATTCTTAAGTAGTCATGACCATCAAACTCATCAATAATGCTGTTAATCAAGTAGATATTACCATTATATGATATAGTTAAATCGTTAGAAATAGAAATACTTTGAGCATCTCTAATCCTAAAGACAATATTATCAGATATAGAGTCCTTACCAGCAATATTTGTTCTATTCTGGTTATCTCTATAAATCTCAGCCCAACAAGTATAGTAGTCTACGTCTGTTAAAACGAAACCACCAGCTCCGTCTGACTCTGAGGTCTTAGACTGAAAGGTAATCCTATTTTTAAGTCTACTTATCATTATAAGAATATGCTTATACGTTTATATGGCTTTATAAGCTCATATGCTGACGTTATATTTGAATTTGGCTTACTATCCTCAACAGATGATTCTCTGTAGTCGTATAGGTCTGCAATTAGCTTGTAAAGGGCAGTAATCATTGGTTGTGGTATTGTTGTGTAACCACAAGTATAAGTAAATCTATATTCCATACGATTGTTAGCAACCATATATAGTTTTTTATAGGTAGTTCCCAAAATGTAATAGTCTCCTAATGACATTTCTACCCAGTTGCTATTATCCCAATATTCTACTTTGGTGATATTGTTCAAAGGGGCATAAGGAAGTTCAATAAACTCATCCACATAAGCCACAACTTGTAAAGTTCTTGGACTCATAGCTATACCAGCATATTTTTCCAATCTTACTCTTGCAGAAGCTATTAAAGAAGTAATTAAGTCGTTATCATCATCAAAATCAACCTTAAGATAGTTTTTAGCCTGGGCCAATGTTATAGGCTCGGAAACTGGCTCAACTGTGGTTGTGACATCTCTTATAATTTGCATTATGAACTATTTGTACAAAAATAACTAAAATTCAATAGACACAAAAAAGGGGCAGCTTTTGGCTACCCCTATATTTTTAGATTAGTTTAAGACTAAGCTACGTTACCGAAATCACCATATACGAACGCACCAGCGTAGTAGATAGGGAATGCAATACGAGCTTCAACTCTTACAGTAATCATGTTTTCTACGAAGTTGTTACCATCAAATTCAGAGAACTGAACTGAGATACCATCTCTTTGCATGATTTGAGCACCCATAGCCCAGTCACCAACCAAGAACTTGTCAGCAGCGATAGCTGTAGACTTGAACACTGGAATACCAGCGATTGATAATTGACCATCAGTAGTAACTACTGTAGAACCTGGCAATGAGTAAGCACTGTTAGTGTTCTTAGTATTGATGATATTAGCCCAATCTGTAGGGTTAATCAAAATACCAGTAGCACTGTAGTTAGAAGCTTCAACTTGTGCAATAGCTTGTACTAATTGCTCTACGTCTACAGTTGCAGCACCAGAGAAAGCAGAAGCTACACCAGTTAAACCTTGTAAGTTTGGAGCAGTACCGTTACCGCTTAATAATTGAGCATCTTCAGCAACTAAATACTTCTCTAACAAACGAGATTGTAAGAAAGAAGTCATAGCTGGAACGTCATCTAACATTTGGCGAGAGATTTTAACGTAACCAGCGATTACTTGTGCTGGAGCATTAGTCATAGTGATGTCAAAATCAACTTGAGCTTTAGTGCTACCTTGAGTTTGAGCAGCTGGAGCACCTTCGCCACCAGTCTCAAGAGGGAAAGTAAATAAACCTTGAGAAATTGTACCTACTGGTAACAAACTTCTAACGTGGATTTTACGAGAAGGTAAAGCGTACACTTGATTAGCGTAAGCACGAGGAATATCACCAGTTAAGTTAACTGCTTCAGTCATGTTACCTACAGCTTTAGTGTCCATTTTGAATGAAGTATGCTTCAATTCACCAGCAGCGATTTTACCTAAAACGTCTGCATTTTTTTCGATTGATTCAGCCAATGTAGCGTTGAATCCTTTTACTTGATTTTCGTTCATTGTTTTACGATTGCTTTTTGCCTCTAATTTGTCTGCAGCATCTTTAACTACAGAGATTTGAGATTTTAATTCTTCTAATTCAGTTTTTAAGCCTTCTACTGCAACTGCACTTTCAGCTTTTGCGTTTTCGATAGCTCCAGATACTTCTGTTTTAATGCCTTCGAAAGCACTTTTAATTTCTTCTACCATTAGTTGAAAATTTTAAATGATTGTAAATATTTGCTAATCTCAATTTCGATAGAAACCATCGGGTCCTCTTCTTCTTCCAATGCATCTTCTGCTTCATCTTCTGGATTATCGAGTTCTCCAGGGAAGTCTGATTGCGGTTGTTGTTCTGAAGCGACTGATTCTTCATCTTCCATCTCAGCGAGATATTGCTGTAATTGCTTAAGTTTTAATTCTAATAAACCGAATGTCTCATCTGTATAAATACCATTTCTTAAAGACTTGATTGTTTTAGTCATCTCATCAATAAGGGTAGCCTTTATTTCAGACTTAACCATTACTGTTGGCGTATTAGAATTAGCTCCCCATAAAACAGAGGAACCCTCAAACAATCTGATTTCTGTGATTTCATTACCCATTTGCTTTTGCTGTGATTTCACTGTTTGGAAACCAATGCTATGCTCGGTAATATGACCATCCTTGTACAACTCGTAAGTATCTCTACCTAAAGTTGTGTTTGGCATCTTAACATAAGATTTTAAACCAAAGTTATCTTCAACCAAATCAAATGGTTTAGATACTGGTTTTTCCGTAGAATGGTTAAATAAATGCCAAATTCTATTTTTAGCTTTTGGCCCATTTTCTTTGATAGATTTAGTAAAGGCACCTGGCATGATTATATCGCCATCGCTATCTACATTACCAAACGCAGAATAGTAAACTACAATAGTTCTTGAGTCATCAGCCATATCAACTGGTGCTCCACTTACTGCTTTTTTATTATAAAAATTACTCATATACTTTTATTTAAACAACGAACACTGTGCAACATCTGCAATTACAGTTATTCATTGCTCCTCCATTTGCATCATGTGCATATTGCATCTGAATCACGCCATTATTTGGAGTGTTCACCATGAACGGTTGATTCACTGGTATTCTAACTCCTCCAGTATCTGGATTCGTTTGTCTGTCCAATGCTCTGTGCCAGTCTCTATATCTTCCGCCCTTCGCTGGATAATCAGATGCTATCCATTGTTTTAGCAAAGGTAAGTTAACTAAATTAACTGCACCCATCATACCAGCACTTAATGCTTGGTGAGATTCCGTTCTTGCTATCAGTAGACTCCTTGCGTTGTTAATCTTACCTTCTTTAAGGTTTTTAATCGCAAGTGAATTAACCTCGTTAAGACTCAAGTTATTCTGTTGTCCATATTTAATGGCACTATTCAGAATATTAGTTATCTCGTTCTTGGTAGTATTTTCAATCCCATACATTTTAAGACCGCTGTAAGTTGTCCAATAGGACAACATATATGCCATCCAGTCATCCATAATGTTAGCTGGGTCTAAATCTACTGACTCTGCTTTTTTGAAGCTATCAAACATCTTTTCGTACGTCATGGCTGTATAGCCACCAGTACTTTCGTACAAAGTTCGTAAAATATTATTAATCTGTTTACCGTCAAACAATGCGTTTTGATTGTTGACAGTCTGTTGAACTCCGTACGTTCTAACCAACTCAGCTGTTCTATCAAAATCAGATTGTAAAGCCTTCTCTATTTTGGGCCTAAACTCTCTGATTGACTTCCTTGCAATCTTTTGTTGCAAAGCAAATTGCTGAGAAGGATATAGTAATTTCGCCATTACTTTTTACCATCTATAGCTTCTATCATTTTACCAGCTGCAGCGAACACAGAAGTCAAACCGTTTTGTGCTGCTCTTTGTCTGATGGCTCTTAAACCTTGTCTATCAACCGTCTTGAAATCAGAAGTATAAATATATCCGTAATGTCCTTTAGTTTCTGGGTCCATAGAAGTATCAACTCCTAAGTACCATTGTGCGAACTTATCCCAACCATTTTCTTCTAAGTAAGCATTTTCCATGTCAACAGTTGGATGCTCCCAGCTATCTGGTTCTTTTACATCACCACTTGCAATCAAGCTATTTGCGTGAGCAATACCTTTTGGGTTAGTCTTGTTTACTCTTTTTTCTGAAATGTTAGCTTCAACTACTTTGAACGCTTCATCAAATGACTTTAATTCCATGGCTTTTATTTTGATGGGTCGTATGCCCAATTTTTAAGTGAAATATCTCTTTTAGAAGGGCAGCCCATAGAAACTTCTGGTCCTTGCTCTGCACCTTTCATTCTGCTCACAAAGC